GGCGGTTAACCAATACTTTACGAGACCCGACGTTAGAAACCTCATTAATCCGGATAGACACCCCCTGTTAGATGAGAGAGTAAACACCGGTGTTGTCTTCACTCCTGTAGAGATAGCAGATTTTATACGTGAGTATGGCTATACCCCGATTACTCTATCTGTATCTAGCTCCATCGTATCTATCAAGTTAATTAATGAATTCGAAGCGTTCTACACAAAGAACTTTACTCAGAGTACTATCGGCAGTTTCTGCGCTCTCGTTCCTAGCATATTTGGTGCTATAGGAGCATTCTTTACGGCCCTTGACGGAATTGCAGATTTAGTCAATAAGCTAAAGAACTTCGCACTTAACTTTTCTCTAGCAGGTCTGTTGAATCAGCTTAAAGATAATATAACAAAAGTATTGGATAAAGTAATTGATAAAGTGAAGAACATTATCGAAAACTTTTCAATCGCAGATGTTATTTCTGAAGTAAAGACATTTATAGTAGAAAAGATAGGTGGTCAGTTTCAAAAGATAAAAGAAGCTGCGATGAAGTTCTTTGATCCTGAAAACTTAAAGAACTTTAAGAATAAGATACAAGCAATCATAGACTATGCGGTCGGCGTGTTTAAAAACCCGACTCTTGAAGATATCCAGTTTCTTCTATATAGATTCTGCCAATTCGTTTCACAAGTAGAGAACGGCATCAATGCAATTAAAAACCCCCTCGACACCTTTGTGAATTCATATAAAGATACGATAAGCATTCTAACATCAAACTCAGCCGCAAATAGCGCGCGATCCGTCACTGCTGGTGGAATTCGTTACGATCTTCCTGCTCGTGGTACTGGAATAAATACAAGTAGAGAAATTTATACAGCAGCTGGAGATATTCCGCCAATGGGCCCGGAAGATTTTCAAGCAGTAACTCCTTGGAACGAAGGCAAGGGTGACTCTAGAGTAACGTTTAACGGTAGGTGGGTTGCTGCTTTAGGCAGAGATGGTTGGGAGAAAGTTGACATTGGAGTAAGAGCAATGTTAATGAAGGTTCAGAAAGACTTTGGCCGACCTCTGTTTGTAAATAGTGGATACAGATCGCCTGAATATAATGCAAAATTAGACGGGGCCGCTAAGAACTCGTATCATATGCAAGGAAAGGCTTTAGATATATCTTGGTCTGGTCTAAACAATGAAACTAAAGAAGAGTTTATAAGATTGGCGAGAACGCGTGGATTCAGAGGAATAGGAAGATACAACAGCTTCATTCATATAGACGTAGGACCAGAAAGATCGTGGTCCGGCTAGTAAGAACACAATCCTTGCCTAGGGAGGCATAATAAGTGGTAGTACAGATCGTAACACCAGTTCGTAAGAGAGTTAGTCTGTTCTCAGACTTTCACAAGGATCTCACGCAGAATCCTATTACCGAAGACTTGGCAGTGAAGAGAGACGAAGAAGCTGTAAAGGAAGCCATTAAGAACCTCATTCTTACGGATCGTGGCGAGAGACTAATGCAACCACTCGTCGGCGGAAACATTCGCGCCATGCTTTTCGAGAATAACACGCCATCGACCATAAAGATCATTCAAGAATCAATCAAAGAAACGATTAACTTTTACGAACCGAGAGCAACACTCTTGGATGTTATAGTTCAATCTTCATTAGATGAATCTACTGTAGAAGTCGCGATCTATTTCTACATAAATAACATTGAACAGCCGATCACCTTAACGGTGTTCCTAGAGAGGACAAGATAAATGGCTACGAAACCAATTAACGAACTAGATTTCGCAGCATTAAAAGATCAGTTCATTACATTCCTTAAGGGCCAGACTCAGTTTAAGGATTACAATTTTGCTGGTTCAAATATGAACGTTCTTTTGGATGTTCTATCATACAACACGTATATGAATAACTTTTATACGAACATGGCAATTGGCGAGATGTTTCTTGACTCTGCGGTTCTTAAGAACTCGGTCGTATCGCACGCAAAGGAATTAAACTATCTTCCAAGATCTAGAACTTCTGCGAAGGCTATAGTTAACCTGTCCATCTCTGCACCGACAGAGACTTCACAGACGATTACTATACCTCGTTTCACCGAATTCACATCTACTTACCAAGGATCTACTTTTACATTCATAACGAATGAAGTGTATGCTGCGCGTAGAACATCAGGAAGCACGTTCGTTGCGGCCAACGTAGAAATATTTGAAGGAGAGATACTTACGAACTTTGAGAAAGACGGCTTCTTCCTGGATGACCAGAATTTCTTGAGATGTAATCTTACGAACGATAACATAGACACTAGTACAATCGAAGTGTATGTAGATGAAGTCGCTACTGAAAATCAAAATCAATTCCTATACACGCCAGATATCTTCGGTGTCACACCAACGAGTAAGGTGTTTTATTTAGATCCATACTTTGATGATAGATACTCGATCTACTTCGGAAGAAACATCTACGGTGAGCAACCAGGCGTAGACATTGATGTTAAGGTACAGTATAGAATTTGTAGCGGTTCAGAACCAAACGGCGCAGCTCGCTTTGGTACTAGTTTTATTCCAAACGCAACGGTCACGACAGTAGAAGCTGCGAGTGGTGGAGCTGAGCGTGAGACGATTGATAGCATAAAGTACTTTGCTCCAAAGTCACTGCAGATCCAAGAAAGAGCTATAACCGCAAGAGACTACGAAGTTCTTCTTCGTCAAAGATTTCCAGACATTCAGTCAGTGTCAGTCTATGGTGGAGACGAGTTGGATCCTCCGCAGTATGGAAGAGTCGCGATATCGGTAAATCTACAGGGAGAAAGAATTCTTTCAAACACGAATAAGAATTCCTATGTTGCTTTTCTTTCAGACAAGAGTCCTCTTTCTATAGAACCGATATTCGTTGATCCAGAATTCCTATACATAGAAGCTATCGTGGACATATCATTTTCTCGTAAGCTTACGACCAAGTCAACAGCTCAGCTCGAAACTCTTATAAGATCGGCCATACTTAACTTTAATCAAACGAACCTAGATGATTTCGGTGAAATTCTTAGATCATCGAGACTATCTTCAATCATAGATGACTTGGACGATGGAATTCTGAGTAACTCGCTCTGCGTGAACCCTATTATTGAATATAAGCCGGTTCTAAACCTTGCGCTCAATCCTAAGTTTAAGTTTGAAAGTCAACTCGTAAAACCTTATCCTTACAAATCAGTAAATGGTTTCGCTGACTTTAAACCAGCCATCGTAAGTACACCATTTACTTATCGCGGAATTCTATCAAAGATACAGGATGATGGCGCTGGAAATATGCAAATTATCAGTGCTGGCGCAGTTAATACTGAAATACTTAAACCAAATGCTGGCACCGTGGATTACACAACAGGCGAAGTAAGGCTCATAAACTTTATAGTAGAGTCTTTCACAGGAAATGGTATTAAGATCTATGCGGCAACAACATCTGTTGATATAACAGCGCCAAAAAGCAGAATTCTTACAGTTCGCGACGAAGATGTATTAGTCAACTTCATAGAGACAAACTGATGCCAGTAGAAAAGCTAATATCGTTTCATATAGAACGACAGTTCCCGGCCATCTATCGTGAAGATGGTCAAGAACTTATTCAATTGGTAAAAGAATACTATAAGTTTTTAGAAACAAACACCGAACAGAGTTTATATAACGGAAGAAGACTCTTTGAGTATAAAGATATAGATACTACTCTTGAAAGTATGCTGATATTCTTTAAGAAAAAGTATCTCGCAGATCTTCCGTTCGATGGTGACACCGTAAGAATTGTTGTAAAGAACATATTAGGTCTGTATCGTAGAAAAGGAACTCAAGGCGGGCTCGAGCTCTTCTTCAATATTTTTTATAACGAAAGCATCAAAGTATACTACCCAGCCAAAGATATGTTTAGACCTTCCGATTCTGAGTGGAAGAAAGGCACCTATCTTCAGATGATGCCTAACAATGGGCTATTCACTTCAACAAAAACAACTCAGACATATACATATAAAGACCTAATCGGTAAACAAATCATTGGTGCATCTTCAAGAGTAAAGGCTACAGTTGATAAGATAAACTTCGTCATCGTCGGTAATACTATTACTCCAATACTTTTCATTAATGATGAGACTGGAAGTTTTATTGGTAAAGAAAACATAATAAGTGAATTCAGTGGTATACCTATAAGCTTTGGTGTTATCAATGGATCTCTAACATCAATAGCAGTGGATGATAATTTTGGTGGATCGATAGGAAACGAAATAGGTGACATAGTAACATTTAGAACCGACAATGGGTTTGGCGCAAAAGGGCTCGTCACCGCAGTTACTGAGAATTTTTCGGGTTTCGTTAGATACGATATTGAGGACGGGGGCTGGGGTTACTCTGTAGATACAACAAAGCTTCTTGTTTCTAACCAAACGATATTCCTTGATAACGAGGGCGGAAAGTTTCAACTGCTAGAAGCTTTAGAAGATGATTCTGGAAATAGAGGCATCGTGATCGGGCAGAGTAATACTGCAATTGGTTTAAAGATGGATGTTGGAGATGAATTTACGAACACGTCTATCATTACGACAATGGATAGAGACATAAATGTTAATATTACAACACTATCGCCATTGACTCCAATACGAATTTTGGAGAAGAATGATAGCTCACCAGGTCCTCTCTATCCAGAAACGTTAGATACTGACGACGTTATTCTCGCAGAGATTGATAACGAGGAGAGCGTGTCTCTTATCTTTGATCTAATTGGTGATTACGCAAACGTTGCTCTTAATGCTGCAAACTACAACGACCCGCCGGCAGAACAGCCTATGAGTGGTTTTCCTGACACCGATCCAATTACAATCAGTACACCTCTTAACGAGGCGTTCGATTTAACGCCTATCGATATAGGAAGAATTGTTAGGTTTGATAATATAAACCCAGGTACTGATTATGAAAACGATGTATTTGCTATAGCATATGATACACGAATATCACTTTTCAAAAAGAGAAATCAGCTAGTTACTCTTTCTAATATGCCAGCAACGATAAGTGTTGGAAGTTTGGTAACACAGGAAAGTACGAATGGAAAAGTAGTCTCTATAAATAATAATACTCTTACGATTACGCCATACACTTACGCCGGATTTAATAATACATCAGGTCTTATATTCAAAGGTGTTAACTATGGCATTGTTGGTGTGTCGACAGACTTTAATTCGCCAATTGCCGGATTTAATGCTACTATAAATGCAGTAACATCTTTCGGAGTAGGAAAGATAACCAACGTATCTGTAATCGATTCTGGTTACGGTTATACTCATAATACGATTGCCGATATCATAGACGCGGATGGAGAATTGGCATCAAAAGGAACGATCTCAGCTTTAGGCCCAGGATCTACAGAAGGATATTGGGCTTCATTGGACTCGCATATAAACGGATATGTTTTAGACGGTGCGAGTCTAACATACTATGACTCCGGTAAGAGAGTTCAGGATAGTAATTACTATCAAGAATTTTCATATGAGATTCTTTCTACAGTAAATCTTCCGGAATACGAAGAGTCTTTAAGAGAAATCGTGCACGTTGCTGGAACAAAAGTCTTTGGTAGATTTAACCTAGAAGACGTTATGTCAACACCGATATCTTCTAGAATTATTATTGACGCGGAATAAATAGAGCAAAATAGGTTTAGGAAAATGTCTGTCATCACAAGTAAATATAGATCTGATACTGCACGACGCTTCGTTGATGATGTAACATTCAACGATTACTATATGTTTGTGTCAAGCACAGCAAACACAACCGTGATTAATTCAGAAAAATCAAAAACGGAATTTCTTGAAAAAACTATCTTTGGAAAGAAGATAGGTGCACAAGAAGTTTTCTATATGATTAAGAATTATCCTTGGGAAATAGATGCAGTATACGACCAGTACGACGATAATTTAGATATGTCAAACAAGAAGTTCTACACAGTTGTCTATCCAGTGAATAACGAGGTTGGTGACTATAGAGTCTATAAGTGTCTATTCAATAACGGCGGAGCAAAATCTTTAACACCGCCTAATTACAGTGTATCTCAACAGGATCAGATTTATGCTTTGGCAGATGGGTATGTTTGGAAGTATCTGTTTAATATTAGTGAGTTAGAATTTGATGATTACAATACTCGCGGATACATACCTATTATGTCGACTGAGAGTGGTAACACGGCAGTTCAAACAAGTTCTATAAGTCAGATTGTCATAACAAATTCAACAAATAGAGGATATGAAAAGTCTGAAGGATTTGTTTTTCAAACAGCAACTGGAACTGGCGAGATAGTTATAACGGCAAGTAGTGGAACTCTTAATGCGATTGAAAACTATTACTCAGGATATACATTCTACGTAACAAGCGTATTTGGTAATGACTCGAGGTCTTACGTAGTAGATACTTATACTTACGATCCTGCTTCAAAAAGAGCAGTCATTACGTTAACCGAAGCACCGGATTATACCGTTCTTACTGACTCCGCTTCTTACAAACTATTACCTCGCATTGAAATAAAGGGCGATGGAACTGGAGCAGTTGGGCTAGCCGATGTGTCGGCAAATGGTTCTATAATAGGTGTCACAATGCTGTCCAAAGGTTCTGGTTATAAGAATGCAACCGCGTTTGTTCCAGACCCGTTTTCTTTCGACCCAAATTCGCTAAACTCTCTTAATGAAAGAGCTATACTAAGACCAATTCTTTCTTCGGCTGGTGATCATGCTTCGAACTTAATCGATGAACTTATGTGCAGGCACATTCTTGCGTACACGACTCTTACGGAGACAGACAACTTTACAGTTCCAGCTACAAACGACTTCACGAGCATTGGTATTGTTAAGAACCCTGAGTTTAAAAATGCAGGAAACAATGACATATTTGATAACCGTATAGAACTAGCTCTTGACAGTCACTCTCTTTCTGTAAATGAAATAGTTACACAGATAGAAACGGATGTTAATAGTTCATTCTATAACGAGGTAATATTTAGCGGTAAAGTTCATCAAGTTTCAAATAACTTTGTGTATATATGTGAGTACATGGGGCCGTATCCAAATTCCTCTTCATTTGCAAACACTGATTTTAGCGACATCTCGCTTAACATAAATCTGCCGATAAGATCTGCAGACAATCAAATACTTAATATAAATACAGATAACGATCCAGAGTATCCACTAGAATATGACATAGATTACCCAGGGTTTTCAATATCACCATATGTTCAGAGAACTGGAGAAGTTTACTATATGAATAGCTTCTTTCCAATTACGAGAACTGAAGAGTCAAGGGAACGATTTAAGATACTTCTTGAATTTTAAGGAAAAATAAATGCCAATTAATAAAGACCTGAATGTTGCGCCGTACTTTGATGATTTTGATATAACGAATCAGTTCCATCGCGTGCTTTTTAAACCGTCTTACGCGGTTCAAGCTAGAGAATTGACTCAGATGCAAACGATTCTTCAGAATCAGATCGAGCAGTTTGGTGATAATATATTTAAAGAAGGATCTATCATAAAGGGATGCAACTTTACAGAGTTATCAGACTTAAACTACGTTAAGCTTACGGATGTTACTGGATTTGACCCAACTCAATATGTTGGATTTACAGATACGGTCACTATAAGCGGTGTTGATTACGTAAGAGATAACACATACGAACTCGAAGGAGTTGTGACAGGAGTCCGAGCGACCGTCTTAGCTGCGACGCGTGGTTTTGAAACAAGAAACCCAGATCTTAACACGTTCTTTATTAACTACAAAACAACATCTTCTGGAAATAAAGTCTTTCAGGCTGGCGAAAGACTTAGAATATACAAAGTAAGTGTGTACGAACAAGGAACGAGCATCAATAGAGACGAAACAGAAGTTCTGACTGATAAGACTATCAACGTTACTACGTTCGCTGGGGCAGTTGGCAACTCTTTCGGACTTAAATCTGCGCCAGGTATCATATTCCAAAAGGGTCACTTCCTATACGCTGAAGAGCAGCTTGTAATTGTTTCAAAGTATACGAATGTACCGAACAGTGTGTCGATAGGTTACACAGTTCAGGAAAGAGTAATTAATGCGTTCCAAGACTCGTCTCTATATGACAATGCAAACGGATCTTTTAACCAAAATGCTCCTGGCGCAGATAGACTAAAACTTATTCCAATACTTACAGCTCTTCCAACTTCTGAAGCTGATGCTGACACTACATTCTTTACTCTTACACGCTATGTAAACGGTAATGCAGTTCTTCTTAGAGACGTATCACAGTATAACATTTTAGGCGAAGAGATGGCTCGTCGCACGTATGAAGAATCTGGTGACTACATTGTCAATGACTTTCAAACTACAGTCGTAAGAAGAGATGGTAATCTAAAAGCTTCTATCGGAAGTGGAGTCGCGTATGTTAAGGGTCATAGAGTAGAAAATCTTAGAGAGATTTTCCTCGATATAGATGACATATCGGAAGCTTCGGTTGATGATAGAGCAAATCAGGGCGTATCTTTTAACTATGGCGGGTACCTTGACATACTCGATACTAGCGTAGGAGGCGTAGTCCCATTAGGAACATTTGCAACCGTTTCTCTCAGAGACGGTGGAAACTCTGTCCTAGGAACTGCGAGAGTTCGTAACATCACTGATACCAAAATCTTCCTGTTTGATGTTAGATTGTCGGGTGCTAATCAGATATCGCAAGTGGAAAGAGTTGTTGGAACTTCCGGGTACATACCAGTTGCAAACAATTCTGTTATAAAAGAAACAAGTTCTTCATCAATGGTATTTGACACGGGAATGCTGAGTCTTAAATCTACTAGCAACCTGTCAATTCCAGTAAGAGCAAGAAAAACTATTACTGGAACTGCTACTACTTTTAACATCACGCCTGACGCTGGCGAAGATTTTAATCTAGAGAATGATGATATACTCTTTGTAGATAACACAAGTACTAGAAGAGATGTGACTAGTGCTGTTCTATCTGGTGCTGACCTCCAAGTCACCCTTGGTTCTACACCATCGACTCCTTCTACGATCTATTACAATAAGAGAATTACTAGTGCAAGCCCGTTTACGAAAGTTAGCGCTGAACTATATGTTAAGTGCACCTTCGCAAATAACGACATCGTATCATCCACAACTAGATATAATCTAGGTTTTCCAGATGTGTATGAGATCGTCTCTATTACAGACTCAGAAAGCAAAACTGTTACTTCTAGCTTTAAGCTTAAAACCAACCAAAGAGATAACTTCTACGATCATTCTTATATAGAATATATTCCTGGAAGACCAGTACCCGCGGCCGGTTTAATGACAGTTCGTTTTAAAGCATTTAAACTAAACGACACAACAGGAAGCTACTTCTTTACTGTAGATAGTTACCCTGGTGCTGTCGCCAAGAATAAGATACAGCCGTTCGTTTCATCTTCAGGAAAGGTCTATAATCTCAGAGACTGTCTTGACTTTAGACCATACGTACAACCGCTATCGCCGGCCACATATATAAATGCGGCTGTTCTTGGTACAGCGCCAACTGTAAGCAATGGATCAACAGGTGTTAACGTTGCGCCGAGCTTCTCCGGTTCATATACGATACTTACACCATCTCACGATCAGTTTGGAGAGATAGACTACGAGTTCTACCTAAACAGAACCGATGCGGTAATTCTTGACTCTTATGGCAGAATATCATTGTTAAGAGGAACGGAAGTAGAGAATTCTATTCCGCCAATCATATCTGGCGATCAGGTTAAGATCGCGGAAATATTCGTACCAGGAGCGCCAGCACTTACACCAGAAGAAGCTGACGAACAGGATAGACCTCAGTATGCTGTGCAGATCGTTCCTAAAGGTACAAAATCTTATCGTATGAAAGATATCGAAAACTTAGAAAAGAAGATCGACAGCTTAGAGTATTATGTTCTGCTGAACACCCTAGAAGCCGATACAAAAAATCTAAACATTGTTGATGAAAACGGTCTAGATCGTTTTAAGAACGGCATCATAGTTGATCCCTTTAACGATCTTAGTATAGCCAACCTAGAGAATGTGGAATTTAATGCTGCGCTGGACTTTACAGAACAATCGCTTATGCCATCTGTAAAAACATTCCCGTTAAACCTTAAGTATAAGTCTGCATCTTCTGCGACGCTGTTCCCAACCACGTCAAATGCAAAGGTCGGAACACTTCAGAGAAACACCGACGTATCCATCATATCGCAACCCTACGCCACAGAATTTAGAAACTGCGTAAGTAACTTCTATTCATATCGTGGCATTGGCGAAATAGAACCGGAATACGACGCAGTCTATGATACTGTCACTAACCCAGTTAATATAGGTTTGAATAGAAGACGCTTAACTGTGTCGACTGCCGCTACACAAGAGCTTAATCCGTTAACGTCAACCGCTATTCAAGCCAACACAAATAACACGAACCAACGCCGCGTTGGCGATTTTGTTACGAACTTTACATTTAATCCATTCATGAGAGGCCGTGACATTAATATATACATGTCTGGTCTTCGCCCTAACACTCGCCACTATTTCTTCTTTGATGAAGAAGATGTGAACCAATTTGTGTTCCCAGGAAGCAATGTTAACTCCCCGAGTGAAATAAGAAGACGCGGTGTTGCTAACGCGGCGGTCGAAACAGATGCGAACGGCGTCTTGAGGGCGGTGTTTAGTCTACCATCATCAAGGTTCTATGTTGGAGACAGAAAACTAGAAGTAGTTGACGTTGACACGCACGCTGCGATTGATAGCGCCAGCACATCGTATGGTTTTGTAACCTATAGAGCATATAACTTCTCTGTAGAAAAAGCATCTTTAACAGTCTCAACTCGCCGTGCAGCTTCTACTGCAACAACAACCACGGATAGAAATGTTACAAGAAGACCAACTGAAGGTGATCGCGGGCGAGACCCGTCGCCAGATCCAATTGCTCAGACCTTCTTCATAAAATCTGGCATGGGTCTTGGATCTGACACTGTATTTGTCTCTAAAATAGATCTGTTCTTCAAGAGAAGAAGTAATATAAACGGCGTAAATGTTGAATTAAGAGAAGTTATAAATGGTTATCCTTCATATGACGTGATACCGTTCTCTAAAGTACACCTAACTCCATCAGAAGTACTTACTTCAGATGATGCTTCTGTCGAAACAACGGTAACTTTTAATGCCCCAGTTCGTCTTGATGTTGAAAAAGAATATGCAGTAGTCGTAATACCAGATGCAGCCGATCCTGACTATCTAATCTTTACATCAAAGGTTGGTGGAGTTGATCTAACACCAGGCGCGAATCAAGGACTTCCAATCGTCCAAGACTGGGGTGATGGTGTTCTATTCACATCTACAAACAATCGCGCGTGGAAGTCATATCAAGACGAGGACATTAAGTTTGTACTGTATCGCCATAACTTCAATGCAAGTGCTGGCACTATCACACTTACAAATGATGACCACGAGTTTATCTCAACAGAGAACAACATCGGAACATTTAAAGTTGGAGAGACCGTATACAAGCTTGAGTCTAAAGACGGGACTACTGGAGCTAACTTAAGCACCGTTTCCGGAAATAATCAGATCAGCGGAACGAATCTTTCAGCCACATATTCTGCCGGCGACTTTGTTCTGATAAGCAACGGTACTACAAACAGACAGATCTTTAAAGTTGTTAGCGCAAACTCTACAGTGATAGTTGCGGATAGACCATCATATTTCACGGATAGTACAAGTGGTTTACCGATTACAATGGGTATACTTCGTCACTATGACTTTAGATATCCGGATTTTATCATTCTCGAAGAATCTTCTGCAACTTCTACACGAAAGTTTGCTGCCGGTAACACAGTGTACGGATTTGATAGCGCTGCAGCTGCGACGATAACCACGGTTGATAACGTTGAGTTCAGCTACATTCAGCCAATGATTCATAGAACGAACGATAGCGTAACCGCAACGACTCTATCTGGAACACTCGTCGATCCAGCCAACCCGTCAAACACATATAGCTTGCCGATGCAATTCAATGACAAGGCGTTGTTTAGTAAGACCGGCATGGTTGTGTATAGTAAGTCTAATGACATCGCAAGAGAAAAGACTCTAGACCTTACGGTGTCTATGTCTAACAACTCGAATGTCACTTCGTCTCCTTTCATTGACATCGAGACTGCGTCCATTCTTGCTTATCAGTGGAAGATCACCAACGATTCGACAACTACTTCTAAGTACATATCTAAAACCGTAGAATTGGCTGAAAACCTAGATGCAGAAGATTTCCGTATCTATGTAACAGGATACAGACCACGTGGTACAGATATCGCAGTATACATCAAAGTGCAATCAGCAGATGACCCAACTGTGTTCGAAACGAACGATTGGATAGAGTTAGAACTTACTGGTGGAGTTAATCTATATTCATCTGTAAGCAATGTTAATGACTTTAAAGAGTATGTGTATCAAGTATCTAACACCAATAAAAACTTAGGTGTGATTACATATACGAATGGTATTGGAACCTTTGAAGGTTATCGCAGATTTGCAATAAAGATAGAGTTACTCTCCGAAGATATCTTTAAAGCGCCAAGACTTCTAGACTACAGAGGAATATCACTAACATGATAAGAGACGAAAGATCGAGAGCACTTATCAACGATGACCTGGCTGCTCTAAATAAATACAAAGTAGACAGGGATCGAGTGAGAAAGATAGAACAAATCTATAAAGAGTTACCAGAGATAAGAAGAGTTCTTTCTTCCTTATGTGAAAGATTAGACAAGATAGAGAGCACATAAACATGGCAAAAACCGGTATAAGTCAGGTCACTACTTCGGACACGTTTCAACAATGGTTGGATAGGACCAACGACTTAGTAGATATAGTGAGTTCCGATGCTATGACGGCCTCAGCATTAGGCGATACCACAACTGGTAATTCGACTCTGATTGGATCGTTCACTGCAAATACTGTGATTGCATTTAATACTTTGCGCGCTAATACCTTATCTCCTAAAGTAGGATCGTCAGCAATAGAAGTTACGTCACCTGTAACAATTAATACACCAACACAAACGATTCAAACTCTTATAAGCACGAACGCACCTAGAGTGAATTATTCAAATGCTTCCGTGATATGGCAAGTTGGCTTTGAGTCAAACGCAAACACCAGTTTTATAGTTGACACTGGATCGGGAACTAGAAAACTTTCTGTATCTCCATCTGGCGATCTTACTATTGCAGGAAATATGAATGTTGGAAACAATCTTGTTGTTGATAATAACCTTACTGTAACTGGAACGATAACTGGAAATATTTCTGGTGCAGTGACTGGAAATATAACTGGAAACGCAGCCACAGTCACAAACGGTGTATACACGATTGGCAACCAATCAATTGCTGGCATTAAGACATTTACTAATAACACACCGAGTACTAGTAGGACGACTGGTTCTGTCGTCATCACGGGCGGTCTAGGTGTAAGCGGAGCTATTAACGCAGGTGGCGAGATCACGGCTTTTGCTACTTCTGATAGAGAATTGAAAACAAATGTAGAAAATATTACAGACGCTCTATCAAAGATTGAAAAACTGAATGGTGTTACTTTTAATTGGAATGACTTAGCTAAAGAAGTTGAGAGTAAAGATACTAGTGTTAAAGAAGTTGGTGTCATCGCTCAAGAAGTAAACCAAGTATTACCGGAAGTCGTAACAACTCGAGAAAACGGATACATGGCTGTTCGTTATGAAAAATTAGTACCGCTATTAATCGAAGCGATTAAAGAACTTCACGAAGAAATAAAAACTTTGAAGAATGGTAGTTAAAACTCTTTGTTCTCTAAATATCATGTTGGTATTTCTTCGATATAAATAAAAGAAAAAGGGATCTCGACAACCATGTCTAAAATATCCGAACTTGGTAAAATTACCGGCGGTAATACAAAATCCAGAGACTTGTTTGTAACTGTCAGCCTCGATCAGGGCGACGACGGCACGAAGAATATTACTCGTGCCGAACTAGTAAAAGCTATTCAGCAAGAAGTTTTTACTAATATAAAGATTAATGGCGGCGATTATATTCAAAACATCCCGCTTACAAACGTAACGATTACGGGCTCGGTCATCAACACTTCTACGATGAACAACTCGACTATCAATACGTCGGTGTTGAATAACTCGGATATTAATAACTCTGACATAGACGAATCCGATATCACGAACTCTACGATGGAATCATCCGTCATTAACATTTCAACTATGAATGCGTCGTTTATTAACGCATCGATACTAACAGACGTTATCATAGACGATTCAACTATAAACGACGCAATTATAAATGATTCCACTATAAACGACGGGATCATAAATGACTCAACAATAAACGACCCGAACATTAACGTTGATGAAGCATTTGCTCCTGACATATCAAATACGGATTACTTCTATCTTAAGGACGTTTCTTTAGGCAGAACTGTCGCGATCTCTTACGAGGATCTATACAAAGAGATATCTAAAACCGCAAAGAAAGCAAACAAAGTATACGTCGGTGTTGATGGAGATGATACGAACCCAGGAAGTTATCTAAAGCCAGTTGCAACTCTCGCGCGGGCATTCGAACTTGCACAAGAAGCTGCGGCCGGTGGTATACCTTCTGGTTATCCTGGAGATAACAGCCCAGGCATCCCAACGGCGATTACCGTTTTTCCTGGCGACTATTACACAAACGGAAACCTTTCTCTTCCGGATCGTTGCACGATGGTGTCGACAAACGGACAGTATGCAACTCGTATCATTCAGAACCCTGGATACGAAAGAGAAAACGTCATACTCATAGGATCTGGCTGCTATGTTCAAGGTTTTTCTTTCTTTAATAATATTGTTGATAACTTTGACTATCCGTCTAAAGGGTTCGCTTTTTCGTTCCGCCCTGGTGCTAAAATCATTCGTTCGCCATATTTAAGAGACTGCAGTCAGATAGCGAACTACTTTGGAAGAGAGATCCCTCCTCTATTAAATCCATTCAACAGCCGTGGTACAATTGAGGATCTAGGATACGAGGTAGAAGTTACCGGAGTTACCGGAACTTGGGAAGTTGACGACCTAGTTACGGCTAACAACGGCGTAACAGGATATGTGTCAAGAGTCACCGAGATTGGATCTGGAACGATATACATCAGAAACAATAGCGATGATCTTGAAGTTGGGTCACTCATTACATCTTCATCCGGCGGAACGGCTATCATTGATGCAGTTCTAGAAGAAGACTATCCTAACAAAGAAGTAGGAAGAGGTGGGGGGACTGTACTCGCAGACCGAGCATTAGTCGACCAAGACTCAATCTTCCCATACATACTTTGCTTTGGTGTTACACCTAGAACTCAGAATGGTTTGGGTTATGTTGCGAAGAATGGCGCAGGTATTAATGGCATCAGCTCTCTTTCCATCTTCTCGCGCTGTGCGTTCTATTCTCTAAACGGCGGTCAGATTACTCTAAACAACTCTGGTACTCAGTTCGGCGACATATCTATGCGCGCGAAGGGATCTACTCCGGTCCAAAACCCTAGATTAACGACCGCTACTCTTGTAGAGAACGACGGTCTTGCAGATGAAATACTCGCAGGCGCAAACACAATCATAGACGACATGTGGGACTATCTAACGATCACTGAAGGGTATTCTGCAAACACTGTAAACGAAGAACTTACTCGTAGAGATGCTCTAAACTTTATACGTTCTATCACAAACGATTTTCGTGAAGGTACACAAACAGGAACTCGTATATTTACAGCTGGCCTCTTTAATTATGAAGGAAGACATGTATTCTCGGTGTTTAATCCAAACACCGATGGCTTAAGATACATAGGAAGCGTAGCTACTGTTGGAGCTCTACCTAGTGGAGTTACGGTAGAAGTAAATGATGCGTATGTTGTATATACCAGTGTATCAAATATCTATGACGGAGACGTCTACTACTGGGATGGATCTGCGTGGACTAACGACGGGCCAAATGATATAACTCTTCTTAACGCCTTTACAGATTCGTTTACTCATATGGGTGACTATATTAAGATAAACTTTACACTAACCGCCACAGAAGAAAATATGGTTGACGGTCTTGTAGATGACGTCCTCATAGCAAGCTTAAGAAATCCTCGCATTCTTCGTTTCGGTAGCCTCGTAGAGAGTCTCTCACACCAGTTTAACCTCGCAAGTGCAGGCGTTAACGTTAACGCGCTTCCACTTAACTTCAGAAGACTTGGCCAGCCTATATCAGCCGCTGCATCTGTTCTTCAAGAAGATGGTGGAAGAGTACGTTGGTCTGGAGCCGACGAACTAAATAACCAGTACTTCGCTAGAGGTCTTAAAATTAACGGTCGTACCGGAAGAATTGAAGGAAGGCCATTCACATCATCTGTTAGAAAACTAGCTCGTAGAGCTTCGCAAAGTAGGGCATCAATATGACATATAGCATAGTTACAACAAGCCAAGCGCCTGACGCAAAGCCAATTGGTCTAAGCGTAACCTTAACTGACGACTGGGAGACTATTATTGAAGTTCCTAGTTTTGAAGTACCCGAATTAGTATTCGGCGGCGACACCGTCGTCGTTCCCGGGGTGGCAGAAATTATCAGTCCAATGATTATCACTAATATTGATGTTCAGACTGTAGATGTAAGCGTAAGAATATACAGAGCAAGTTCTAACACGTCATTCATAATAGCTAACGAACTACCAGTTCCTGCGTTTGATGTTCTTCCACTTCCATTAAACGGTCAGTTCATATACACTGGAGACACGGTTGATGTAAAAGCATCTATAAATGGGTCAGTAAATGTAACAATATCCTACACAATAGGACAAGCGGAGCAGGATGATGTCGCTTAAGACAGTAAGAGGAAGAACACCTATAATAGGACCCGGTATTAGGCAGTCCTACCCTATCGCTCTAGATCCTGGTGTATACGAAGGCTCGATTGTTTATGCAAACACAGATTCTTCAAACACTAGTATTATGTACTATTCTGATGGTTCTGATTGGATAGAAATCGGGATATCAGTCCAGGGTCTTCAAGGTCCACAAGGTCCACAAGGAGTACAAGGTGTACAAGGTAACTTTGGCCCTGCGATTAAAATCATCGGTGAGGTCGCAGATGTAAATGCTAACACCAACCCAGACGGCCTTCTTTCAGCTTTCTTTCCATCAGCGCTAGTTGGCGATACGGTTGTTGACCAGGCATTAGATGAACTATGGGCTTATATCGGAAATGACGATTGGTTAAACCTCGGCCCGTTTAGAGGTACACAGGGTATTCAGGGACCGCAGGGACCGCAAGGAGTTCAGGGTAACCAAGGTAACCAAGGTCGTCAGGGTAACCAAGGTACACAGGGTACTCAAGGTAGACAAGGCGGGCAAGGTTTACAAGGCGAAACTGGAACTCAGGGTACTCAAGGTAGACAAGGAACCCAAGGTACTCAAGGTCGGCAGGGTACTCAAGGATCGCAAGGTCTGCAGGGTATTCAGGGTGTAGGTGCAACTGGTGCTGCTGGCTCACAAGGTGTTCAAGGTATTCAGGGTTCTTTAGGCAATCAGGGTATTCAAGGACCGCAAGGGACACAAGGCACCCAGGGATCACAGGGTATTCAAGGTCTTCAGGGTACACAGGGTCGTCAAGGAACTCAAGGAACTCAAGGTCTTCAGGGTACACAAGGAACTCAAGGTCTTCAGGGTATTCAAGGTACTCAGGGTATACAAGGACTGCAGGGAACACAGGGACGTCAAGGTATACAAGGTCTTATCGGTCCATCCATTAATCTTATCGGTTCTGTTGCAGACGTAAACGTAGCTCCGCCTAACAATCCACAGACTACTCTAAACGCAGCATTTCCAAGCGCAACTGCCGGAGATGCAGTTATAGACGAGTTGGAAGGAGATGTTTGGGCGTATAACGGAACTACGTGGACAAACGGAGGCCAGATCAAAGGTCCTCAGGGTACGCAAGGTCGTCAAGGGACACAGGGAACTCAAGGAACTCAAGGTCTTCAGGGTATACAGGGAACACAAGGAAGACAAGGTACTCAAGGTATCCAAGGTCTTCAAGGTATACAGGGAAGCCAAGGTAGACAAGGTATACAAGGTATACAGGGAATTGGAACCCAAGGTTTACAAGGACAGGCCGGCGCAGCCGCCAATCAAGGTATTCAAGGTACGCTTGGTATCCAAGGCGCTCAAGGAATTAGCATTCAAGGTGCGACTGGCGCTGCTGCTTCTCAAGGTCTTCAAGGTTTGCAAGGAACTTTTGGTAATCAAGGTCTTGCCGGACAGGCAGCTGCGCAAGGTATCCAAGGTCGAACTGGAACACAAGGATTCCAGGGCCTTCAAGGTAGACTTGGAAACCAAGGCATTGAAGGAGCCGCGGCTGCTCAAGGTATTCAAGGCACGCAAGGTCTTCAAGGTAGACTTGGAAACCAAGGCATTGAAGGAGCTGTGGCTGCTCAAGGTATTCAAGGTAGGCAAGGCGGGCAAGGCATTTCTGGAACCGGCACTCAGGGAAATCAAGGTATTGCAGGTGTAGTCGCCGCTCAAGGTTTCCAGGGTAGGCAAGGTACAACGGGTGGCCAAGGACTACAGGGTCTTGTAGGAACAGGCGCAACTGGTGCTAGCGGCGATCAAGGTATTCAAGGTACGCAAGGGTTCCAGGGAAGACAGGGTACGCAAGGGTTCCAGGGTATTGCTGGATCGGGTGCAACTGGTGCAACTGGTTCACAAGGTATTCAAGGTACGTTTGGTATCCAAGGTCTTAGCGGCTCAGCTACATTCCAAGGTTTCCAAGGTAACCAGGGTACTCAAGGTATTGCTGGAACCGGTAATCAGGGTATCCAAGGTCTTACTGGTGCTGCCGCAGCGCAAGGTTTCCAGGGAAGACAGGGCGTCCAAGGTATACCTGGAGAAGGTAACCAAGGTTTCCAAGGTACTGCCGGTACTGTCCAAGGTTTCCAAGGTAGACAAGGTACACAAGGCATTAGCGGAGCTGGTAGTCAAGGTATTCAAGGTCTCAATGGTGGTGCAGTTGCTCAAGGCTTCCAAGGAAGCCAAGGTATTCAAGGTCAAGACGGTGGAGCAGTAGCGCAAGGCTTCCAAGGTCGTCAAGGTACTCAAGGCATTCAAGGTACTCTAGGTACACAGGGTACAACAGGGTCTGGCTCTCAAGGATTAACCGGAACAACTGGCGGACAAGGGCTTCAGGGTATTCAAGGGAGACAAGGTACAACAGGATCCGGTTCTCAAGGATTGACCGGAACAGCGGGTAGTACTGGTGTACAAGGTACCGCGGGTGTTCTAGGATCGAACGGATTGAACGGTTCGCAAGGCATTCAAGGTAGACAAGGAACTACTGGTACACAAGGCTTGGCCGGACCATCTAGCACAATCAATGCAGCAGACTCGACGTCTTCTACGGTTCACTACCCAGTCTTTGTTGCCGGTTCTGGAAGCGACCAAACAGCAAGAGTAAGAACTACAGCCACAGCGTTCTCATTCCAACCATCAACCGGAAACCTAGCCGTCGGTGGAAACGTAACAGCTTATTCTGATGAAAGACTTAAGACGAATATTCGCACAATCGATAGCGCTCTTGAAAAAGTTGATCTAATGAGAGGTGTGTATTTCGAAAGAGACGGAAAGCAGAACGTAGGTGTGATCGCGCAGGAAGTTGAAAAGATACTCCCAGAAGTAGTTCATGACATAGGTGAATATAAATCAGTAGCGTATGGTAACATAACAGCCGTTCTTATTGAAGCTGTAAAGGAGCTATCTGCTCGTCTAGACGAAGTTGAGAAAAAGTAGACTTATTGAATTGTGATAAATTTATTTCGCGATATTCCTTCTTCAAAACCAAACTTCTACTTTCTCGCGAACGGATCTAAGTTTTATAATAACGTAGAAGCATTTTCAGAAGCAAGTAAGAGAAGAGACTCTAGGATAGAGTTTGTTCTTGACTATGACGTGTATCGTAATCCGCAGGCATGGAGAGTAGAACCTCTTCTTGAATCTAAAGACTATTTCAGGAAGCACGCAAGAATCCTTGCGGAAAAGTATGATGACATTACGATTCACTACAGTGGAGGA